TAGACAAACCTTTCGTGTGTTCCCTTACCAGCCCGGTAAGAGTTTGCTTATGCTGGCTACGTTCAAGATGGACACAGCTAAAGCTAATCTACGGCAGCGTGTTGGTTATTTTAATACAGGCAATGGTGTCTTCCTAGAAAAGAATGGAACAGGGGTTCCTCGCTTTGTTGTTAGAACCAGCACCAGCGGTTCTGCCTCTGATGCACGTTATGTAGAGCAAACGTCATGGAATGGGGATAAGCTGGATGGTACAGGTACAAGTGGTATCACCCTTGATCTAACCACCACACAGATATTGTTCCTTGATTTTGAATGGCTGGGTGTTGGTAGCGTTAGATGTGGCTTTGTTATCAACGGACAGTTCATTGTCTGCCACACCTTCCAGAATGCTAATTCACAGACAGCAGTGTACATGACCACTGCCATATTGCCTGTACGCTATGAGATAACAAACACTGGAACAACAGCCTCCTCCTCAGCTATGAAGCAGATCTGTTCCTCTGTTATGTCTGAGGGTGGATATGACAGTGTGTCAGCAGATCAGATTGTTAGAAGAACTGCTGTTCTATCCACGATATCCACAACATTCCTGCCATTGTTGTCAATGCGCCTTAACTCTAGCAGACTAGGTTCTGTCATTCTTCCTAATAGGGCTGCTGTACTCCCCACTACTAATCAGAATTATGAAGTGGTACTGGTAAAAAATTCTACATTGACAGGCGCTTCCTATGTCACTGGCAGTTTTAACAATGTTGACTATGATGTAACAGCCACAGCTATGACAGGTGGAACCATTGTTCAGTCAGACTATGTTACATCCTCTTCACAGGGTAGAGCTGTACTTGCTGCGCCAACTGGCTACAACTTTGATTTACAACTTGGAAGCACAATAGCTGGTGTCAGCGATACATTGACATTGGGCATCCGCACTGTATCGGGAGCTACCTCTGGTGATGCTTTTGGTTCTCTCTCTTTCTATGATTTAACATAATGGCTACAACAAATAAGAATAGAACAGTGGGGCTGGTACTTACTACCAGCAATCAAGACGTATACACTGTACCTACAAGTTTCAGATCCACTGTGGAAAGTGTCGTTGTAAGTAACACATCTTCAGCACCTGTTACTTTTTCCCTTGATTGGTATCAAGCCCTATCTACCACCTACTATGCCATTGCTACCAATGTACGCATGGAACCCAATAGTGTGTTACAACTAACCAATGCTTTCTACTTAGCACCAAGAGATAAGATTAGAGGACTAGCTAGTGCTGGCTCAGCCATCACAGTGTCCATCAGAGTTAGTGAAGACTTCGTTACAGTGAACCCATAAGGAAGAACATGGCAAAAGAATTATCAGAACAACATAAGAAATTTTTAGAGGTACTATTTGATGAAGCTGGTGGTAGTCTCAACAAGGCGAAGGAGATGGCTGGCTTTTCTCGTGGCTATAGTACGCGCTTGCTTACCAACTATCTTAAAGAAGAGATCATTGAGGCTACCCAGCTTTTCATCGCAATGAATGCGCCTAAGGCTGCTATGGCTATGGTGAGTGGTATTGACGATCCCACAGAGCTTGGCCTCAAGGAGAAGATGAGTGCAGCCAAAGATTTGTTAGACAGAGCAGGGCTCGCCAAGACTGACAAGATTCAAGTGGAAGCAACCAACGGCGTGATGATCTTGCCAGCCAAGGATAAAGAGGAAGACTAATGAAGGAACTGGGTTTAGGTAAATGGATCTTACCCCAGCCCCCTGACAAGAAGGAATATGTAAGGATACCCAAGATGGGTAGAACCATACCCTTCGGTTATAAGGATGATGACGAAGAAGGATGGCTAGCACCAATACCTTTAGAGCTTGATTTCTTAGAAAAGGCTAAGGTATTTCTTAAACAGTATTCCATGAGGCAAGTGGCAGCATGGCTTTCGACACAGACAGGTAGACCAATAAGTCATGTAGGCTTAGCTAAACGAATTAAACATGAGCAATCCCACAAGAGAAAGGCTTCAACTTACCGCAAGCTTACCGAAAGGTACGAAAAAGCCCTCAGGAAAGCCGAAGAGTACGAAGAAAGAACTGGAACAGCCCAAGATAGTGGTTACTTCCACTCAGGAAAATATAGAGACACCAGAGAATCTTTCTCCAGAAGTGCCATTGAATGAGATAGAAGCACAGAACATCATCTTCAAGCCCAATGCTGGGCCACAAACCTTCTTCTTAGCTGCTGGCGAGAGGGAAGTTTTGTACGGAGGTGCTGCTGGTGGGGGTAAAAGCTACGCTATGTTGGCTGATCCGCTGCGATATATGGGTCATCCCCAGTTTTCTGGGCTGCTTTTGCGCCACACGACAGAGGAATTGCGTGAGTTGGTATGGAAAAGCCAAGAGATATATCCCAAGATCTACCCCGGCATCAAGTGGAGTGAGCGAAAGATGCAGTGGCAAGCTCCAAGTGGGGCTAGATTGTGGATGTCCTACCTAGATAGAGACGAGGATGTACTGCGTTATCAGGGTTTGGCCTTTAGCTGGATTGGTTTTGATGAGTTGACACAGTGGCATACGCCGTTTGCGTGGAACTATATGCGTTCTCGCTTGCGTACACCAGCGTCTGACCTGTCAATATACATGAGAGCCACCACCAACCCCGGTGGCCCCGGTCATGCTTGGGTGAAGAAGATGTTTATTGACCCAGCACCGGCTGGGAAGCCCTTCTGGGCTACGGATATTGAGACAAGCCAGACTTTAGTGTATCCCAGAGGACACAGTAGAGAGGGGCAGCCCCTATTTAAGCGCAGGTTTATCCCTGCAATGCTGACTGATAACCCATATCTGGCAGAAACTGGTGATTATGAGACGATGCTGCTGTCTTTGCCAGAGCATCAGAGGAAACAACTGCTAGAAGGCAACTGGGATGTAGCAGAAGGTGCAGCATTCCCTGAGTTTAACAGGCAAATACACGTTGTTCCTTCGTTTGACATACCCAGCAACTGGACTAAGTTCAGATCTGCGGACTATGGCTACGGAAGCTACAGCGCCGTGGTGTGGTTTGCTGTTTCTCCTAGTGATCAGCTAGTCATCTACAGAGAATTGTATGTCTCTAAGGTGTTGGCTAAGGATTTGGCGAAGATGGTGCTGGCAGCAGAGGTTAATGACGGGCCTATGCGCTATGGTGTGCTAGATAGTAGCTGTTGGGCTAGGCGTGGTGACACTGGCCCTTCGTTGGCTGAGCAGATGATACAAGAAGGATGCCGCTGGAGGCCAGCAGATCGTAGTGCTGGTAGTCGCATAGCTGGAAAACAGCAACTTCACAAGCGTTTGCAAGTAGATACGTTTACAGATGAGCCTCGTATGGTTATAACTAGTAACTGTACGAACATAATTGCACAGCTTCCAATCATTCCTTTGGATAAGAAGAATCCTGAGGATATTGATACAAAGGCTGAAGATCATCTGTACGATGCAATTAGATATGGGATAATGAGTAGACCCCGGAGTAGTCTGTTTGACTATAACCCTCTGACAACTTCGCATGCAGGTATGCGTATGGCAGACCCAACTTTTGGATATTGATATGGAACAGAAACCGACAGATAGTAAAGAGCTTGCTCTAGCTGATGCTAAAGATATTGAGGATGAGTCTACAGAAGGCTCTGGTCTTATCGACTTTATTGAGCAGCGCTATACAAAGTCTGAGACATATCGTAGAACAGACGAAATTCGTTGGCTGAAAGCATATAGAAACTATCGCGGTCTGTACAGTCCTGATGTTCAGTTCACAGAAACTGAGAAGTCCCGTGTATTCATTAAGGTGACAAAGACTAAAGTGCTTGCTGCTTATGGGCAAGTCATTGATGTTTTGTTTACCGGCAATAAGTTTCCCCTGAGCGTTGATCCCACAGTGTTGCCTGATGGCGTGGCTGATTCTGTTAGCTTTGACGCTAAAGATCAAGCTAAGCCAGCAGAGATTCCCTATGGCCCAGAAGCATCTGCAAACATCCCTAAGGGATTCACCCTAGACAACATCGAAGATATGTTGGGTGGTTTGAAAGATGATCTAAAAGATATCAAGGGATTGAAGATGGGGCCGGGTAAGACTCCCACCTCAGCCACCTTTGAACCTGCAATGGTTGCAGCTAAGAAGATGGAGAAGAAGATCCACGATCAGTTGGATGAGAGTGGGGCTAGTAAGCACCTGCGCTCTACAGCTTTTGAGATGGCTCTGTTTGGAACAGGTGTCATGAAAGGCCCGTTTGCTACCAACAAAGAATATCCTAAGTGGAATGATGATGGTACATACAGTCCCCTAATCAAAACTGTACCAGAAGCTTCACATGTTTCCATCTGGGATTTCTATTGGGATCCTGATGCTAACAACACAGAGGATTGCCAGTTTGTAATTGAGCGCCACAAGATGAGCCGCACCCAATTGCGTAAACTAAAGACTCGTCCTTACTTCCGCAAGAATGTAATTGATCAGCTTATCCTCGAAGGCGAAGGCTATGTCAAGAAGTATTGGGAAGACGATCTCAAAGACTACGCCAACAACTCAGCTATTGATCGCTTTGAAGTGTTGGAGTATTGGGGCAATGTAGATATTAGCTTGCTCAAAGAAAACGAAGTTGAAGTACCTGCTGAGTTTGAAGACGTAGGAGAACTGCAAGCAAACATCTGGTGGTGCAATGACAAGATCTTGCGCTGTGTCTTGAATCCATTCAAGCCCTCTAAGATTCCCTACTATGCTGTCCCTTACGAACTCAATCCTTACTCCCTTGCTGGTGTTGGTATTGGTGAGAACATGGATGATACACAGACGCTAATGAACGGCTTTATGCGTATGGCTGTTGACAATGCTGTGTTGTCTGGTAACTTGGTGTTTGAGATTGATGAGACTAACCTAGTCCCCGGACAAGACTTGTCAGTGTACCCCGGCAAAGTGTTCCGCAGACAAGGCGGAGCACCGGGTCAGTCTTTGTTTGGAACTAAGTTTCCTAACGTGTCTCAAGAGAACATGCAGCTATTTGACAAGGCTCGTCAGCTTGCTGATGAATCCACTGGCCTATCTTCATTCTCACATGGACAGACAGGTGTCTCTGGTGTAGGACGCACTGCCTCTGGTATCAGTATGTTGATGAATGCTGCTGCTGGCTCCATCAAGACTGTCATTAAGAATGTTGATGACTATCTGCTTGGGCCGCTGGGTAAAGCTTTCTACAGCTTCAATATGCAGTTTGATTTTGATCCCACCATCAAGGGTGATCTTGAGGTGAGCGCAAGAGGAACCGAAAGCTTAATGGCTAATGAGGTTAGAAGCCAGCGCTTGATGCAGTTCTTGCAGGTTGCTAGCCAGCCCTCACTCATGCCGTTTGCTAAGTTCCCCTACATCATTCGTGAGATTGCTAAGGCAATGGATCTTGATCCTGATAAGGTTACTAACAACATGGATGAGGCTTTGCGTCAAGCAGCGCTTCTACAACAGAATCAACCCCCTGCACCTGCTGGTGTTCCTGAGCAAGGCGTTGCTGGCCCACCGGGAGTACAAGACATGACAGGCGGTGGTGGTGGAAATATCGGAGTGGGTGCTGCACCTGCACCGGGTGAACAAGGATTTGCTGGCAATGCACAACAAGCACTACCTCCCCAAGCTTAAAGGCTTAGTAGGCTCCACCTCTCAATGGGGAGCTTTTGTTGATATGCTTGATTACAACATTGAGCAACACCAGCGCAAGTTGGAACAAGCCATTGATTTGGCAGATGTGTTTAAAGCACAAGGAGCCATTGCGGCCCTTCGTCAGCTTAAGTATCTTAAGGATGAAATAGATGTACAACAATGAAATGCAAACCCTGATGGCAGAGGGTGGAATAAAAGACGAGGGTGGGACTAAAGATCCTGTCTCTGGTAATGATGTTCCTCCGGGTGCTCTTCAATCCGAAGTAAGAGATGACATAGATGCTAAGATCAGCGAAGGCGAGTTTATTTTTTCTGCTGACGTTGTTCGCTACGTTGGTCTTAACAATCTGATGAAGCTTCGTGATGAAGCTAAGGCTGGCCTTGCCAAGATGGAAAGCATTGGACAGATGGGTAATGCATCTGAAGTTCCTGATGCTGAGGCTTTGCATGAGGATGACTTTGATAGTACCCTTGATGAAGTGATGACAGAGGTGGAGAAAGAACACTCCACTGGAGGAATGGTTGGTCATTATGCTGATGGCGGGTTAGCATCTACACCCGCTGCTACCACATATGTTGATCCAGCCAACGCAACTAAATATGCCAGAGCCCCTCTAAAAGGGTTTGAAATGGTTAGGTTTGAAAGACCTGATGGAACTGCAATCTATATTCCTTATATTAATGGAAAGCCTCAGCTTGATGTTCCTGAGGGATATACGATGAAGACCGGCGTTGCTTCTTCTAAACCTGCTGACACTTCAGTTACAGGAGTAGCTACAGAGGGTAATGTAAAAACTGGTGGTGGCCCCGGCCCTTCTGGTGGTGGTGCAACAGGTGGGGTAGGTACAGGAAAAACTACAACCACTGATACTACTGGTGGAACAGCATTAAGCAAATTTTCTGGGAGCGTGTTAGGCACATTTGGAACCACTGGATTTTCTACTGACCCTAATACTGGTGTTGCAACCGCCAACGAATCTTCCACGGCTACTGGAATTACTGGTGCTATTATAGGTGCTGTTTTAGGCGTTCCCGCATTTGGATATAAAGCTCTGCAAGCCGCAGAAGTTGGACTGAATAAAGAAGCAGCTAAAGCATATAATATAGCTATATCAGATACTGGTGGTATAAATTCTAATTTTGGAACTACAGCAGCCACCACAGGAGAAACAGGCACTGGAGGTAAAGCCGCTGTGGCTGCCAGCGCCGCCGCTGCTTCTGCACAGAATGCTGGATACTCTGACGCTGCTCAAGCCGCTGCTGGTCAAGCCGCTGCTAATGCAGCCTTGTCAGGCGCTACACAGTCTGATGCAATTGCTGCTGGATTGGCAGCAGCTAAGGCTCAAGCTGCCTCTGAAAATACACAATCAGTAACAGCTACAAGAAGCATGGATGTAGGTGTTGGTAAAACTTCTGGTAGTGGCTCACTGTCTAGTGCAGATGGTAAAACAGGTTCTGTCACTGTTGGCCCTATGAGCCGTTCAGACTCTAGTGGAGATAGTGGTGGCGGAGGCGGTGGATTTGGTGGAGATGGTGGCCCCGGTAGTCCGGGCCGTGGCGGCGGCGCAACTGGTGACGGGGAAATACGCCAGCGCGGAGGTGCGGCATGAGTGGCCTGCTGGTGCGCAATGCCTGCGTGGCGTATGGCGTCGGCGAGGTGCTGCGCATCACCCAGCA